TTAATTTTTTACAAAAATAAAAATATTTTAAAAATAATTAAAATAATGCTTGACATTTGATTAAAAGTGTGGTATAATGTCGACTTTATTTAGAAGTATAAATTTAGGAGAAAATATGCCGGGTTCGTGGAGATACGTTAAGGCCCCAAGAAAGAATTCATTAGCTGAAGGTGGTTTATGGTCAGACAAAAAGAAGAATGAAGCTATTGCTGTCTTCGTTGCTACCAGATCACCAACTCTTACATCAGAACAAACCAATGTGCCTCTCACAACAGTCAAGAAGTGGCAACAACAACAATGGTGGAAAGATAAGCTAAAAGAGATTCAAGAAGAGGATTATGAGAAGTTAGATAATAGACTTACTAAAATATTAGATAAAACCTTAGACCAGTTTGTAGATAGGATAGAAAATGGGGAATTCACCTATGATGTACGTACAGGTAAGGTTAAAAGAGTACCAGCTAAATTAAGAGACATTAACACAGCTTTAAATTCTATTATAGATAAACGACAACTTATAAGAAAACAACCAACAAAGATTGTTGAACAACAATCAACAGCAGCTCAACTAGCTAACTTAGCTGAACAATTCACTAAGTTTGTTAAGGGTAAAATAAATGAGGATTCTGTCAAAGATTTAGTTAAAGACTGTATCGAAGGTGAGAATGTGATACAATTACCTGATGGTTCATGGGGAATAAAAAATGATTGAAGAATTAATAACAAAGATTTTCTGTACCAGAAATTGTGCTCATCAACAACACTGGCTTACAGGTTCTTATGCTGAACATGAAGCTCTAGGTGATTTCTACACTGATGTTATAGATCTATTAGATAATTTTGTTGAGGTACATCAAGGTAACTTTGGTAAAATAGATTCTATTGATTTTGACTGTACATGTAAACCTATTATAAAACATCTTGAGAGTGACATCCAGTGGATAGATAAAAATTATAAATCCTTAAGTGGTTCTGTTACAGCACTACAAAATATCCTAGATGAGATTGTTGCTCTCTATTTAAAAACTATATATAAATTAAGGTTCTTAAAATAATGCCATATATGATACGAGTTGACCCATGCAAAGTCTGTGGAGAGATAGAAAAACAGACGAGACTAAAGTGGAGCAGCCAAAATCAGAAATATTATCTACAAACAACCTGTAAAGATTGCGAAAGCGTTATACATTATAAATGGATAAAAAATAATCCAGAGAAATGGGCTAAACTAATACAAAACTATTATGTTAGAAAGAATGGACCAATTACTCGAAATATGAATCATACCGAAGAATCTCGTGCACAATGGCGTAGAGATAAATCTAATCGTAGATGTTCTAGAGCTAAACAAGCACGGGTAGATTGGGATAAGGAACTAACAAATTTTGTTTATAAAGAAGCTCATGAATTACGCAAACTTCGTAATAAACTAACAGGCTTTGAGTGGCATGTAGATCATATTATTCCCTTAAAAGGTAAAACTGTTTGTGGATTGCATGTTTATAATAATTTTGCGGTGATACCAAAAGTAGACAATCTGCACAAGGGGAACTACCATTCCATACATGACTAATGGCCGGCGTGATTATAAAAAAGAGGAAGCTTTATATGAGAAAAAACACCCTGAACGAAACAAAGCACGTGTGGCTCGCAACAAAGCTAGGGCTTTAGTGGCGAAAAAAAAGGGTGTTAAAGTCACATCCATTTCCGGGGATGTAGGACATAAGAAGGCTATAAGTAGAGGGGGTAAATCAACTCTGTCTAATTTATTTGTACAAAATCCAGGACAGAATAGATCTTTTAGTCGTACTGCTAAGGGTGCTATGAAGTCAGAACGTAGTAAACGTGAACGCTGTTAGACCTAAATGGCCCAAACTAACTACTGAGATTATTGAAGGTTTTGCTTCCTCCTGTTTAACCCCATTCTTTGATGATGCTTCAGCGTTTGCTAATTTTCATCGTGAGTTATGGGAATTATGTTGTTCTGATGATAGATTTGTTGCTATCGAGGCGCCTCGCGGTTAATGTTATTGGGCGCATTACAAATATAAAGTGGCCGCGTTTCACCCCTCAAATTCGGAGAACTCCTTATAGGACAACCCCGAGCGAAACCAGATTGTTCTGGGACTGTGTAGAGACTAGACGGGGGGCTTAATCCAAATTTAAAGGAGATATATATGAGTCATACTCATGATGTAGCATGGTGTTCTGGTTTTTTTGATGGTGAAGGATTTGTAACAATACAAAGTAGAAACTCTTTAGTTAGTGGAAAAAGATATGCGGGGTATTATCTACGTATTGGAATAAATCATGTAGCAATAGAACCTCTTCTAGAAATGCAACGTATTTTAGGAGGGACTATCAGAAAACAAAACATTGATAAAGTTATAGGAAATAGAAAGCAACGACATTCCTGGCAGATGGGTACACGATCTGCTGCTGAGGCTCTTATAAGAATGATGCCTTATTTAAGAAATAAGAATAAAGTTGCTGAATTAGGAATAGAATTACAAAATACTATGGGAAATCATGGACAGAGAACTACTCCTGAATTACAAATATTTCGTGCCATGCTTAAAGATCAAATCTCTACTTTAAATGCCAAGGATTAATGAAGGTATAGTCCGACACTCTTAGTAATAGGAGCAAACAGTAAGCACGCAAAATCAACAATTATCACAATTGTTTATTCACTGGCTGTATTATTATTTAGAGAACGTAAGTATGTGGTTATTGTAGCTGATACTGAATCTCAAGCAGCTCTATTTATAGGACAAATTAAACAAATTCTCTGTGATTCTAAAGAAATCCACAATCTTTTCGGATTAAAAATAAATGAAAAGGGTGTAGTTTTCGAGAAAGAAACAGAAACAGACATTATCCTGCACTTTCAGGATATGACTAAATTCAGAATTGTTGCTAAAGGGGCAGAACAAAGACTCAGAGGGATGCTTTGGGATGGTCAGAGACCAGATTTAATTATTATTGATGATCTTCTAAATGAAGAATTAGTAGCTAATAAAGACAGAAGAGAAAAACTAAAACGTTGGTTCTATGGATCATTAATTCCACTAAGATCACGTAACGGTATTGTCAGATTTGTAGGGACGCCTATGAACCTAGATGATCCTCTTGATTCTCTGATGCCTCATGAATCTGCTAAAACCACAATTGTAGAAGATTTAAAGGTATGGTCCAAACGTAAGGTTGGTATGTGGAGGTCTGTTAAATATAGAGCACACGATCCTACAATATCAAAATTACTATGGCCAGAACGTAACACTAAACAGATGTTCATAGAGCTTAAACAAGAATTTTTGGAAAGGGGTATTCCAGAAGTTTACTCTTGTGAGTATCTATGTAATCCTGTTGATGATTCCATACGATATTTTAAACGTGGTGATTTTCTATCAATGACTGAAGATGATAGAAAGAAAAACAAAACCTTTTACATCACAGCGGACTTGGCAATTTCTGAAAAAGAAAGAGCTGATTATACAGCTATTGTTATTGGTGGTATGGATGCTAATGGTCAGTTACACATTGTTAATTGTATTCGGGAGCGACTACCTGGTAATGAGATTGTTGCAACGCTTTTAACTTTACAAAAGATCTATAATCCTGTCGCTGTTGGTATTGAAGATACTCAAATATCTAAAGCTATTGGTCCTTATTTAAGAAAAACAATGCAAGAGGAGGGTGTATATCTAAATCTTGTTATGTTAAAACCACATAGACAGGATAAAATCCAACGAGCTAGATCTATTCAGGCACGTATGAGAGCTTCTATGGTTAAGTTTGATAAGGTAGCGGAATGGTGGCCTGATTTTGAAAATGAGTGTTTAACCTTCCCAAGAGCTAGACATGATGATGTCGTTGATGCTCTAGCATATCAAGGGATTTTAATTGATCTTATGTCAGAAGGTTTAACAAAAGAGGAGTTAGAACAGGAACAGTACGAACAGGAATATGAAGAAGCAGGATATAACGATAAGGGACGAGATGAGTACACAGGTTATTAAAAAATTAAAAATTCAAACGATATTAGATGAGAAAAATAATCTAGCCACTCTGTTAGACGAACAAGATCTTATATCTATTGGTAACAAAGCTGTACAAGGTTTTGAAGATGATTTAGCTTCAAGAAAACCTTGGGAAGAAGATTTAAAAACATGGACAGAATTAGCATTACAAATTTCAGGAGAAAAAACTTACCCCTGGCCTAATGCTGCTAACATTAAATATCCTATGTTGTCTACTGCTGCTATGCAGTTTGCTGCTAGAGCATATCCAACATTAATTCCTAGTAATGGAACTATTGTAAAATGTCGTATCAATGGGTATGATCCTACAGGAGAAAAAGCACAAAGGGCAGAACGTATTTCTAAACATATGTCTTATCAACTTCTGTCTGAGATGGATGATTGGGAAGAAGATATGGATAGACTACTTATCTGTTTACCTATTGCTGGTACTTGTTTTAAGAAAACCTATTGGGATTCCAATAAACAAAAGAACTGTTCTAAATTAGTTTTTCCCAAAGTTCTTGTTGTGAATTATTTTGCTAATTCTTTAGATAATGCAGAACGTATTACCGAGATATTAACACAAACTAAACGAAAAGTTAAAGAATTACAAAACCAAAAACTATATTTAGATATAGATTTACATACACCATCAACTGTAGATAAAACTCAAACACAATCAGTAACTGAAGCCTTTTCACATAGTCTTTCTGGTGATGATGAAACTACACCATACACAATCTTAGAACAACATACATTTCTAGATTTGGATGATGACGGATACTCTGAACCTTATATTGTTACTGTAGAACAGGATAGTCGTAAAGTACTTAGGATTGTTCCAAGATATACCGCAGATGATGTTAATGTAGATGAAAAACAAAAAGTTATTGCGATTGAACCTGTTCAGTATTATACCAAATATTCATTTATTCCTAATCCTGATGGTGGTTTCTATGATATCGGTTTTGGTCGTTTACTAGGACCTTTAAATAAATCAGCAAACACAATCATAAATCAATTAGTGGATGCAGGTTCATTATCTAATCTACAGTCAGGTTTTGTAGGTCGTGGTCTTCGTATAAAAATGGGTGAAACTAGATTTGTTCCAGGTGAGTGGAAAGCTGTTAATGCTACTGGAGATGATATTAAAAAGCAAATCTTCCCATTACCAGTACGTGAACCTAGTGATGTTCTGTTTAAATTATTAGATCTATTACTTAAATCTGGTAAAGAGTTAGCTTCTGTAGCAGAAATATTTGTTGGTAAGATGCCTGGACAGAATACACCAGCTACTACTACAATGGCAACAATTGAACAGGGTATGAAAGTATTTACTTCTGTTTATAAACGAGTTTATAGAGCTTTAGCTTCTGAGTTTAAAAAGCTGTATAAATTAAATAAAACATATAGTAATCCTGAAGAGTATGTTGCTGCCTTAGATTTACAGATTCCACAAGAAGATTACCAAGGTCCAGTAGATGATATTTATCCAGGAGCTGATCCTACCGCTGTTTCTTCCCAAGAGAAACAAGCTAAGATCCAAGCTGTTATGCAGTTACTTCAATTAGGAACTATTGATCCTATGGCTGTTACTGCTATGTATCTAGATGCTTTTGAAATACCAAATCCTGAGAAACTGATGAAACAGCCACAGCCACAGCCTGATCCTAAGATGGAAGCTATTAAGGCTAAAGCTCAAGTAGATCAACAGAAAGCTCAAATTGATATGCAACAAGCACAACACAAAATGCAGTTAGAGCAAGCATCAAAAGAACAAGAATTACAACTGAAAGCTGCTCAGGTACAGCAAGAATTACAAGCTAAACAGATGCAGGCAATTCTTGATGCACAGATGGCACAAAAAACACAAGCAATGAAGATGCAGATGGAACAACAGTCTGCTCAACAAAAGATGGGAATACAAGCCCAACAGACTCAAATGAATCTAGCAACACAGGCTGCAACACATAGTCAGACTATGCAGCATCAGGGTGAAATGAACAAACAACAACAGAAACAACTTCCAAAGGGGACAAAAACTAGATGATTGAAATTACACAAGCAGATTTTAAAGATTGGAAATCTAATAAAGTAACAAAAGCATTTTTACAGGCTGCTAAAGAACGTGCAGAGGATTGTAAAGAAATGCTAGCTACTAGTGCTGGTATAGATGTATCACAGGATAGATTCTATGTTGGTATGATACACGCTTATCGTGAGATGCAAGAATTTCGTATGGAGGAGTTTTAATAATGGCTATCCAATTAATTCTACATCAGCTATTAATTGATCCTGATAAAGCAGAAAGTGTAACTCCAGGTGGTATTGTGATTCCTGAACCTACTCTTGAACGAGAACGTAAGGCTGTAGAATATGGTACAGTTCTTCAAGTAGGACCAACAGCATTTAAAGATTATGGCCGTGAGAATGATGCTATTAAAGTTGGTGATCGTGTATGTATGATTCGGTATGCAGGTAAAGAAGTTAGAGATACTGATGGACAAAAATACATCATTATTAATGATGTTGATATTTTATGCATCATAAAATAAGGAATATATATATGAGTGAGTTAAATCCAGTTGTAGGAACTGAAGAAGTTGTAAAAAAGACAGAAGTTCAAGTAGATCCATATGAACAACAAGCAAAAGAGCAGGGATGGAAATCAAAGGAAGAGTTCCAAGGTGATCCTAGTCAATGGCGCCCGGCTAAAGAATTTATTGATCGTGGAGAGTTGTTTGGAAAGATTGATACATTAGGTAGAGAACTTAAGGAAACTAAAAAAGCGTTACAGATGCTTCAAGAGCATCACTCAAAAGTACGTGAAGTTGAATACAACAAAGCTTTACAAGAACTAAAAACACTTCAGAAGAAACATCTTGAGGAAGGTAATTCAGATGGTTATCTAGAAACTACTGAACTACTTACTGATCTTAAGGCAGAACAAAAAGCCAGGGAAGTTCTTAAGGAACAAGTTCCACAACAAGAACAACCTTCTATTGATCCACGATTTGTACAGTGGGTTAATCAGAATGTCTGGTATCAAAAAGACGACGAGATGCGTCAGTTTGCAGATGCGATTGGGACAGGATATGCTAAAGTACATCCTGATACAAATCCAGAAGAAGTGTTAAAATATGTTTCTGTACAAGTGAAAGCTAGGTTTCCTCATAAATTTAAAAATCCTAATCGAGATAATCCAGGTACAGTAGGAACTTCAGATACACAAAATGCACGTAGTGCCTCATCATTCCAATTAACAGAAGATGAAAAACGAGTAATGAATACATTCATTCGTCAAGGTATTATGACTAAAGAAGAGTATCTTTCTGAATTACGAAAGACAAAAGGAGTCTAAGATGACAGCAAGAAGCACACCCCAAAAACGAGTAGTTCGTAAACCCTTATCAGCACGTGGCCCTCTAAACATTACAGGTGAAAAAGACCCTAACTTTCATTATCGTTTTGTTAATGACGTTGGTTCTCGTGTTTATAATTACCAGCAAGCTGGTTATGAAATCGTGACTGACGGTGATTTAACCGTTGGTGATTCTCGTGTTTCAGATGCGTCTGATCTTGGCTCCCCCCGCCGTGTAGTTGGGGATCAAGGTACAACTTCTGTTCTAATGCGTATTCCTAAAGAATACTTTGATGAAGATCAAGCAAAGAAAAATGCTGCTTTAGATGAACAGGACCAGGCCATGAAGCAACAAGCCACTAAGGATTTGGATTATGGAAAACTACAAATCTCTTAGTCTTTTTAATTTAATGGAGATTCTATGGCTAATACGTCTCGAATTAACGGGTTCAAGCCCGTAAAACATTTAAATGGCTCACCATATAATGGTCAAGCCAATTTATATGAGGTTCCATCAACTGAAGCAGTTCCTGTCTTTGTTGGTGATCTTGTAAAACTTTCTGATCAAGCTGCTACTTCACTTTATCCTGCTGTTGAAGCAGTTGTAGGTGCCTCTGCACAGATCGCTGCTGGTCCTATTCTTGGTGCCGTTGTTGGTATCGTGAATAGTAAATTTGATCCAGTTGCTGGTGCTTTATCTTCAGGTTCTATCTCTCTAGATACTCCTGTATATCGTCCAGCATCAACTAAGCAATTTGTACTTGTTTGTGATAATACTGATGTTGTTTATGAGGCATCAGCTGATGCCTCAGTTGCAGCAACCTCTATTGGTCTTAACGTAGGTGTAGGTGCTTCAGCACATACCAACCCACTGTTAACCGGTGCTTCACCTATGTATGTTTATTCAACTACAGCACCTGATACAACCTCAACACGACCACTACAGATTCTTGGTATCGTGAACCGTCCCGATAATGAAATTGGGACCAACAGTAAAGTTCTAGTACGCATTAACGTCCAGTCATATGGTAGCGTTGGTGTGGCCGGCGTTTAATCTTAAGGAGATAAATTATGTCTGGTGTTATTACTTCTAGCTCCTTTGCCAAACTCTTTAACTAATACCAAGAGAGACTAACAAGTAATTGTTAGGAAAATAAATTCTTTGAATTGCTGGAAACCCCTTAGAGCCATAAATACCTAAGTGTAAAAACTTTATGGATTGGGCAATCAGCAGCTAAGCCGGGAGGCGTGTGATAATGATTATATATAGATGTATTTGTAATATAAATGGAAAGTCCTACATTGGATTAACTCGATTAAGTTTAGAAGAAAGAAAACATAAGCATTGGTTAAATTCTAGAAATCCAAAAAAGAATAATAAACAAGCTTTGTATCTAGCTATAAATAAATATGGTTGGGATAATTTTGAATGGCAAGAATTATGTTCTGCATTAACCTTAAAAGATTTGTCTAATTTAGAAAGAGAATTTATTTCTGAATTTGATAGTTATCATAATGGATATAATAATACCTTTGGAGGATTATCCACAGAGGGATGTAGAAAAGAAGAACAATATATAATCAGATTTCCTGACGGAACTGTACATCTGGTAACAGGATGGAATAAGTTTATTAGAGACCATAATCTAAACGCAGGAAACCTTTGGAGAACATTAAATCCAGTAAAAAGAACCTATGAAATTAAAGGTAGATTTTATACTTATTGGATGAAAAACAAACACACAAAGGGTTACACGCTTCTAGGAAAGTTCAACGACTATCCCGATAGGGAGTACATCCAAATGGATGGAAGTGGAGAACTCCTCAGAAATGAGGATGAAGATATAGTCTGTTCTAATATGAAAATATTAGCTGGTGAAAACCGGATAGAGAATAATAACCTCTATTGAACATTAAAGATGGCCTGGATTAAATGCTATTTATGGGAAAGCCTATAATGACTATCCTGTAGAATGGACTCACCTTTTTGAACAAAACAAATCTGATAAAGCCTATGAAGAAGATGTTGGTCTTTCTGGTCTTGGTCTAGCTATTGTTAAACCTGAAGGTAGCTCAATTACTTATGATACAGAACGCCAAGGTTTCACAACCCGTTACAATCATCTAGTGTATGCCCTTGGCTTTATCATCACTCGTGAAATCTATGAAGATGATCAGTATGGTAAAGTAGGTGCACAAAAAGCTAAAGCTCTTGCACGTTCCCTACGTCAAACTAAGGAAATTGTAGCAGCTAACGTTTATAACCGTGCATTCACTGCTGGTTATACTGGTGGTGATGGTATTGTTCTATTATCAACTGCCCACCTTAACGTAGCTGGTGGTACTTACAGTAACAAGATTGCAACCGATGCTGATATTAGTGAAGCTGCTCTTGAGCAAGCCTCTATTGATATTTCTGGCTATCGCGATGATCGTGGTTTATTAATTGCTGCTAAACCTAAGAAACTAATCATTCCTTATCAACTACAGTTTGAAGTTAAGCGTATTCTTGGTGCAGATGGTCGTGTCGGTACTGACCTAAATGATCCAAACGTTCTTAAGCAATCAAGCATCTATGACCAAGTTGTTGTTAACCATTATCTAGCCTCAACAGGTACAGATGACTGGTTCATCATGACTGATGTTCCAGATGGTATGAAGTACTTTGAACGTCGTGCTGATCAGTTTGAACAGGATAATGACTTTGATACTGAAAACGCTAAGTTTAAGGCAACTGCTCGTTACTCATTTGGTTGGTCAGACCCGAGAGGGCTTTATGGGAGTCAGGGCGCTTAGTCCATCCAATTAATTTTTAAAGTAATTTTTCTGAATAGGAGTAGGAAATATGAATACAATTGCAGATTTAGCTTGGGCTGCTGGAATCATTGATGGTGAAGGTAGTATATTTATTATGAAACAACAACGTAAGGATCGGGAACGAGGTCATAATTATATTTTAAGAATCTCAGTACAAAGTACTGATCCTTATATGACAAAAGAACTTGGTAAATTATTTCCAGATGGAGCAATCTTTTCACAAGATAGATACAAATCTGAAAATTGGAGTGATACTTTAAAATGGCAAGTTAATGGTCGTAGGGCTGTTAATGTATTAAAACAGATACTGCCTTTTATGAGAGTAAAACAAGATCAAGCAAAAATGGCTGTTGATTTTCAAGAAACTACAAAAAAACATTGGAGGCATATGACAACTTTAGATTATGATACCCAAGAAGCTTTTTATTTTAGTTTAAAACAAGCTAAACAAGATTTAAAAATTGGAAAATCTAATTCTTAGAAAGGAATTATTATGCCACAACCAATTCTAGGACCGGCTGGTGTTACTCGTACTACGCCCCCAGCAGTGGAATTTTATCATCAAGTAGTACAGATGGCTACAAGTGCTGGTGACGCTACAGGTTTCGCTGCTTTTGTTCTTCCAAAAGGTTCTATCCCTATCCTTGCGTTAATTGTATCTAGCGGTGCTAACGTAGCTCAAACTCTTAACGTAGGTACTACCCTTGGTGGTACTCAGTTAATTAATGCGGCTACTTGTAATGGTGCTCAAGTTGCAGTAGCAGGAACAGCTGTAGGTGCTCAAATGGGTGCTCTACAAACTGCTGATACATTGTATTACGCTAAGGCTTCGGCACAGCTAACCAATCCAGTAAAGATTGTTATTTCATACTACTTCCCACAACAAGGGATGACTTGGTAAAACCCACAGATGGGATAAGTTTAAAAGGCTTATCCCATTTTCTTTTTATAAGGTTTATTTATGACTCCACAAGTAATTAGTCTAAGTTCTTTAGGGTCTACAGCATGGATACCTGTAGATTATAAACAAAATCCATTTAACATTGGTTTAGCTTGTGTGGTATCAGATACACCAAACTTAACATACCAAGTAGAATTTACATTAGATGATATCTTTAATACCTCTATTACTCCTACAGCATTTACACATAATTTGCTTGTAGGAAAAACAAGTAATTTTTCATCAAATCAAATTGTACCTGTTAGAGCAATTAGATTAACCACTACTGCCTATACAAGTGGTACTGTGACTTTGACAGCTTTACAGGGTGGTGTTAATCCTATAATCTATACACCAAATCCTGTTACATTGTTTCAATCCGGCATCCCGTTCTGGATTCCACCAGGCGATGGTGGTGCAAACGGCTTGAGTTTCACTGGTACTCGTGGGGTTTTCACGCTAAGTGCTGAATCTCCTATGACTAATGCATACCTAGCACTTACAACTGGGGGATATTGCTATCTTCCTGCTGGAGCAGGTGGACTTGTTGCTGGGGGCTGGTATTGGTGTAAGATGACTGCTGCCACTGATGGCGAAGTATTTTCTGAAACCTATTCAGGTTCAGGACAGCCCGATCTAATATCTTCTCCAACAGTTTTACCAGATTTGGCTTCAGGTAGAATTACACAAGAGGTTTTAGAAGTTTATGGCCCCACATTTACACTACCTGGCGGTAGTGTTGGACCTAACGGATATACCTCAATCATGATGAAGTGGCTGATAAACAGCAGCGCCACAGTAAAACGCGTTAGGGTGCGCACCCCAGGTGTAGTTTTGTTCAATACCGGACTCACAACTGCAAACCTCGTTCAATTACTCCGTGCTACACGTTTTAACAGAGGCGTTGAAGATGCCCAAATCGGTAATAGAATGAATTCATCAATCGCTGCCTGGGACGGCAGTGTGGGTGGTTTTAGTATATCTGATGATTTTACTACTCTTGATACTAGAGTAGATCAGACTATCTCATTTACCTTTCATTGTGCTGCAAACACAGATTCCATCATACTATGGCCCTTGCTGTTTGAAGTTATGTACGGAGCTTAAAATGTCAATTATCAAATTCCCCAATACGGCTGCTGGTAAAGCACAAGCCGAGGCTACTCTTGATCCTAAGTACATCGCATACGGAGCACGCATCACGGTATTCACCGGTGTAGATGTTCCGCCGGCAGAAGCGGTTTTGGATCCTTCTTCTATTATTTTGACATCCCATCAGCTTCATCAAGGAGCATTGGCGATTGGTCAGACACGTCTTAATGAGTTGAAAGCTCTAATAGCATCCCCACCAACTCCTGCAATTGGTCTATATTTGGATAAAAGTAATAAAATCGCCAGAAACCATGCTAGAGTAAATAATGCTAGAACTACTTTAGGATGGACCAATACCCTTATGGATCAGATCTTTGTAAGTGGAAGCGGTCTTGATCCATAATGAAAAATCATTTTGTTTCCGGTGAATGGAACTTAATTTGCGATGTGTGCTCTGTCAAGTACAAAGCACACAAAGCTAAACAACGTTGGGATGGTTTTATAGTATGTCCTAATTGTTATGAACAACGTCACCCACAGGACTTTGTTTTAGCAAAACAGGATAAAATTACTGTCCCTTATATAAGACCACCTAATGATACATTTATAACAGTGCCATATATTTTCTATATAGATGAAGGTTATGTAACTGATGGGTATGTTTAAGGAGTAAATATGGCAACAATTGTAACAAGGGCTGGAAAAGGAACTACTTTAAGTTGGGCTGAAATGGATGCCAATCTTAATAACATTAACTCTAAAATAGAAGAAACAAAATCAGTTAAAGATTTTGGTGCTACTGGTGATGGAGTCTCTGATGATACAGCGGCAATACAAGCAGCTATAACATACATAAATACTGGTAAAGGTTTAGTATATTTTCCTGTTGGTACTTACTTATTTTCAACAACTCTAACATTAACAGAGAATAGTACTGGTCTTGTTGGTGCCGGTTCCGGTAACTGTGCGAATTTAATACCTTCTGTAGCAGCACCTACAACATTAAAATATTCTGGTGTGGGACCAGCTATCAGAGTTAAAGGTATGAATGTTAAATTGGAGGATTTTAGATTAACCTCAGACACAACTAGAGCTTCTTTATCTTTTGATATAACAAAACCTGGTATTAGGATTGAAGCTGAGGATACAGCTTCTGCTAGATGTGATAGATGCCAAATAAACAATGTTAGAATAGACTCACAACCTGGTGATGGTATCTTAACTGTTGGTCCAATTACAGCAACACAGATTAATGATTGTGATGTTATTTCTGTAAAAGGTTTTGGTATGCGTTTAGATGCTGGTAATTATACAGGATTGACTAGAACAAATACACACTATCCAGGACTTGTTGATATTACTCGTTGTAGAACATATTTTTGTGGTGGGCATGGGATTGCTATATCTAACCCATCAACAACAGTACAAAATAATATGGGTATTCGTATTAACATAAACCAACTTGATAGTTTTGGCAATGGTGAAACTACAGGTATTATGTATGCAGCAGGTGATGGTAACTTCTACGATACTTGGATTTTTGGTGAACAGATTAATATTAATACCTGTGGTATTGCTGGGTCAAAAGGTGTAGCAATGACTGTTGAGCAACTCGGCGGTATATATGTTGCAGGTAGAGATATTTCTATAAATAACTGTAGATTAATTGAAACTAAACAACCTATTTATTGGGGTTACTTTGCGGCACAGCCAAGTACAGGACTTGAGGTTAATTTAATTCGATTATATAATAGCACCTTAACTCATGCAGAAATGGTTAAATTACAATCAATTTCTGCTGTTGGTTTACGAGTATCATATGATCATAGAGACCATTTAACTTTAGCTGCTACTAAAGATTTTAGTAATGTTCCAACAGATGTTCAAGTATTTTATAGAGGTTCTGGAGAGAATGTAAATTCTATTTTTGGTACAGGTTCTGTAGTAACTCTTGCTGATGATGCTGTATACACAATACCAATAACAAATGCAGAAGCACTAAAACCACAACAAGGTGTGTTTATTATTACACCAACCGCTGTTTCTGTAGGAGGTGGTGTATTTCATGTAAGACTAGCTGCAACAACACCTGTTGCTACTAAATGGGCCGGAGAATCTGCTACAGTAGCGTTTGGTGCTGGTGGAGCATTGTCAGGTACAACTGGAACAGATGGAAATTTAACAATCTCTTGTAGTAACACAGCTATTTATGTTGAAAATAGACGTGGTTTCTCTATAACTTTTACCTATCAGATTTTATCTATGGCACATAATGCTTCTTTAGGAACACCTTTTTAATTATGAGTGATTTACATTTTCCTAAAGAAAGACGACAGGATTATTTAAATGTAGAAGAGCATTTAAAAGCAATAGATGCTAGATTAGAATTAATGCAAGAAGTTCTAACTACTCATATCAAAGATGAATCTGATCTAACACCAATCGTTAAAGAGTTAGTAGATGCTTGGAAAGCTGCAGGATTTTTATTTAATTTTGTTAAGTGGGTTGGTATTATTGCTGGAGCTTTTACAGCCGCGATAGCTTTACTAAAGGGACATAAACCATGAGTACTTCAGGATCAACAAATTTTACTACGTCACGGGATGAAATTGTAACTAGAGCATTAGCTTTACTTGGAGTTATTCCAGGATCTAGTGTAACATCTACTAGTACAGATGCTTATTTAGTATTGAACACTCTTGTAAAAGCTTGGATGGCTGATGGATTACAATTATGGGCTATTACATCATATAATGTTCCTTTAACTAATGCTACAAATCAATACTCTATTGGATTAGGACAAACAATAAATATACCTAAACCGTTAAAAATTATTCAAGCTTATAATAGAAATATAAATACAAATATAGATATACCCATGCGGATTTTGACTAGGCAGGAGTATAATATGCTGGGCAATAAATCTGTATCTGGTAATCCAATACAATTATATTATCAGCCACAAAGAAATTATGGTGACATGTTTGTATTCCCAACACCAACCACAGTGGAGGCTGCTGCTAATAGAATTGTAATTCATTATCAAAGACCTTTTGAAGATTTTGATTCAGGAACAGATGAACCTGATTTTCCTCAAGAATGGTTTGATGCTTTAGCTTATGGATTAGCCTGTAGACTAGCTCCCACTTATGGTATCCCACTACAGGATAGAAAACAACTTTGGAATGAAATGACTATCATAAAACAAGAGGCTATGAACTTTGGTCTAGAAGAAGGTAGTATGTTCTTCCAGAGAGATCTTCGTAATTGGTGAATATATGGATACACCATTATCTTTAGAGCAAATTGCTGATACTATAAACAGAGCTAAGATTGGTAATCAAAAACATAAAAATGAATTAATGCGTTTGGGTACAAGTGATCCAACATCATTTAAAGCTCAGTTTAGTAATCAATTACAAGAACAACAACAACCATCTGAGTTTTGGGGTGCTGGTAGAAAACTAGCACAAAACCAAAATCCTGATGAAGAGATTAATAATTATGTTGGGGATGCTTTACCAACATTAGGAGGTGATAGGTATTATTACGGAAATATTGATTATTCAATTCCCGAGAATATACAATCTTCTATTACAGATGCGGGGTTTAAACCAACAAGCTCCACAATTAATCCTACTCTGTATAATTTATTTGGTAATAATACTCCAATAACAAAATTTAGAAATCAGGAATATTACAAAGGAGATATTGATCCAAGTAAAGGACAATTTGGAATACAAGGTTATAATCAACAAGACATAGGTGATGGACGTTATAATATCTTAGATCAAGGAGGTAATTCTTTAGGAGTTGGTTATAAAGGTTTAGAAGATGCTATTAAAGAATTAGTAAAAACACAGAAACAAAACACTCCTGTTAGTTCTGTTATTGACTGGGATATGCAGGGAGGACTACCTTTACCAACACCAGATACTTATAATAACACATCACCGTATTCTGCTGGTGATTTAGATAAGTGGGAAGTGCTTGGTCAAGTCTTGTCTGGACAACCTATACCATCAGATGCGACAAGTGACAGATCCTCTTTAGCAATGTCTGGAAATAATTTACAAGAACAAATCACAGGTTTAAATACTCTATTTGGTTCAACCCCTGTTATCTACAATAATGAGTTAAGGGGTTACACAATGGATCCAACTCCTGCAGACGAATCTATGTTGGGTTATGTAAATCCACAAACTATTCTTAGAGAAGATAAAAGTGGTAATACACAATTTAATTATGCTTTACAAAGACAATATAATGATCTAGATACTTGGAAAAACTTAACAAAAAATATAGATTCTAATAATCTATTCGTTCCTAAAGAAAATGCTGAGAATTTACCTGGATGGACTAATGTAGATAATTCACAATATAATCATACAAGTGATGGTATAATGCCCACGGCAGCAAAAGTTATTGGTACTGTGTTACAATTTACACCATTGGCTCCTTTAGGTCTCGCTATAAGTACATTAGCATCCTTGACTCAAGGAAATCATTTAGGTGGTATTTTAGGAGCAGTCACAGGAGGTTTAGGACAGGCGGGTGCTTTGGATAAACTTGGGAACTCTTTAGGAGATTCTTTAGGTTTAGGAAAAGATATTGGTAAGTATTTTGTTAAAGGCGGTTTAGGAGCTGCATCAGGATTAGCTCAGGGCGGAGGAATAAAGCAAGCATTGTTAGGAGGTCTTGGTGCAGGTTTAGGAGATTATCTTGGGGATACTGCTGCGGGTGGTTTATCTGATATATTAGGTAAGACCGGTTCTAAGATGGCTGGAGCAGGTGTTAGTGGAGCTTTAAAAAGTATATTTAATAGAGGTAATCCTCTTGAGGGGGCAGTAGCTGGTGGACTATCTTCTGGTTTAGGTGATTTCCTTAGCACAATGACAAACAATACTGGTGAGAATATTGATTCTAGAAGAACAAAATCTTATGACGATCTTGGTAAAGTTATAACAAATATTGCTAGACAACAATATAAACGGAGAAAATCATGGCTACAAGAAAAGGTGATCGAGGAACAGTACAAAAAGTAAAGTTACCTTTCTTTGGATCAACCTCAAATAGAGGTACTGATCCCGACAAAGACCAAAGATTTGTTAATTGTTTTCCTGAATCTAGAAAAGTTGATCAAACTGAAATAACAAAAGCTTGGTTAGTTAAACGTCCTGGTATAACCTTCTATAAACAATTTGATCCTGATGGTTATGAATCAAGAGGTATTATAGAATTTAATGATAAACTTTATGCTGCATATGGATCAGAGATATTTGAAGATGGACCAATAGGAGGAGGTGGAGTTCCTGCTTCAGTAATATCAATGACAACCTCAACAGGTCCTGTTGGATTTTGTTTAGGAAACTCTTCTGTTATAGGAGATTATTTATTTATTTGTGATGGTGTTGAAGGTTGGATCATAGAAACTACAGGAGCAGTTACACAAATAACTGATCTAGATTTTCCAACTCCACATTCACCTACTCCTGTATTCTTAGATGGATATATTGTTCTAGCAAAAGATTCTGATATATTTAATTGTGTTGTAGATGATCCTCTCTCATGGGATGCAACTAATTTTGTATCTGCTGAAAGTTTCCCTGATGCTATACTTGCATTAGCTAGACAGAATAATCAGATAGTAGCATTTGGGTCAGAGTCAACAGAGTTCTTCTATAATGCAGCTAACGCTAGTGGCTCTCCATTTAATAGAAATGAATCTGCATTAATACAAGTAGGTACTGCTGCTCCATACTCAATAACACAAACAGAACGTTATTGTACCTTTATTGGATCATCTTTCTCAGGAGGACATGCTTTTTGGATAATCGAGGGATTCACTCCAAAACGAGTATCTGATGAACATATAGAAAGATTAATTAATTCTGAAACAAATACTGTAGGTATTCGTGGATATTGTGTTAGAATATCTGGACATATGTTTTATGTACTAAATCTGCCAACAGCAGATAGAACTCTTGTATATGATCCAGATGAGAAGTTATGGCATGAATGGTCAACAGGGGAAAGCTCTGGTGTTTTTGGAAATAGATTTGTAATTGATTATGCTAATGATGGAGATAATGGTTATTTCTATGGACAGGTTAGTAATAACGGTAATGTATGCTATTTTGATGTAACTGCTGGAGCAGATTCTCCATCATTTGATTTTGGACCATCTCCTCAGCTAACATCTATTGATGTGTTAATAAGAACAAATCGTATAGATATGGACACAACTTATAGAAAACGATTACATTCTTTAAGAATATTCATGGATAAAACATCTACTTTTGATCAGAGTACTTTAAGTATATCTATGTCTGATGATGATTATATAAGTTTTTCTGGAGGAACTAATTATTTAGTTTATACAGATTTAGACACTCCTCCTGTATTATATAGACTAGGTGAGTTTAGACGTAGATCATTTGAATTTATACATTATGGACAATCTGTTGGAACGAGATATGAAGCAATGGAATTATGTTATACTGAAGGAATATCCTAATGGCTGGATTACCACCACCACCAATTCAAGATAAACCAGGTTCTTTTACTTGGTTAGAATGGTATAGACAATTAAGAGAATATGTTTCAACATCTGGATCAGTTCCTTGGTATATAATTAATTTTGCTGGCTCTAATATAACAGATATTGCTTTAAGGGATCATGATCAATTGCAGAATGTGCAAGGTGGTACTGCTGGGGAGCATAATCATTTAACAGATGCTGAGTATACACAAATACAGGACAATTTTCATAACTCAACTGTTGGTATACAAGGTGGTACTTCTGGTGAATATTATCATCTAACTAATACAGAACACACAGCTTTAACCAATTCTACACAAAGTACATGGACACCTACGTTTACTAATCTTACAGTAGTTCCAGGTACTGGTGCTGCTTCTTATGCTGGTAGGTATTCTAGAATTGGTAGAACAGTCTTTTTCACTGTTAAAATATCTTGTACTGGTACGGCTACAACAGCAGCAACAGCAGGTACTACTTACTGTAATTTACCTATAGCAGCATCTCAAGATGATTCTGTTACCACAGTAAATAAAACAACATTACTTGGTATAGGTACTGGTGTATTAGACTCAACAAACGATCGTTGTTATCCATCCTCATGGACAGCAACTGGTAATACAATAATAATTTCTGGTAAATATGAGGTTTAAACATGGACGAATACGACGACTATTACTTTGATGATGCTATGCAAGGTAGTGAAGGAGGGTTTGGTGGATATGGTGATGAGTTATATCAAGACCCTACAATTAATGCAGGACAAAACACAGATTACAATTATTTTGATCAGAACCCATCTTTTGGCGATAATATCCAAGGTTTATTTGGTATAGGGAATGAGGGTATTTTAGGCAATAGTCAGATGCCTAATTTTGGTGGTGTTGATTTTGGGTCAGGATTACCACAAGGTAATATACCACAACAACAACAATCTTATGGAGATATGTTTACAAAACTACTTGGTGGTTTGGGGAATATGTTTGCACCACAAAACCAAAAGAAAGCATCTTCTGTTTTAGGAGCTTTACTGGAAGGTTATCAGAATAAACAAAACTCTGCTAGTACTAGAAATATAATCCAACAGCAGCAGCAACAGGCTGATCCTTTTGGTTCTCAAAGACCTTATTATCAGCAGCAACTACAACAATCTGTTGCTGATCCTTATGGTTCTAAGATTGTTCAGGATCAAGTTTCGGCATTAAAGAGAGCACAGGATATTAAGAATGCGGCTGCTGGACGTAGAAGTAATAGTGCTACTACCGATCCTGAGTTACTTAAAGCGATGGCTGATATAGCTATGAAATATCAACAGAGTTTATATCAACCTGCTGGTGCTGGAATCTCTCCAAATATGGTAGGAACTCAGGGACTTATTGATGCTAATAAACAGAATACTCAGGGATATATCAGTCCATTGTTATCTGCTTTAGGGTATAATGTAGGAAGTAATACTAATCAGGGTAATACAGATCAAGCCTTAGCTAATTTTGTTAAGATTATGAGTACTATAAATAAAGGACAATAAATGACACCTATTTCTACAGGTTATCAACCTCAATTTGGTTTAGGTGCTTTATATCAAGGTTTTAATACAGCTAATGCTGATAGATTAAATGAAGAGGAAGTATTAAAAGCCTTTTTACAAAATCAAAAAGAACAGAATGAAGCCCCCTTAAACCAAATTATAAAAACATGGGAAGCTAAACAAGCTCAAGGCAAGATGGATGATCCTGAATATCTTCCAAAATCATTAGAAGGCTATAAAGGACAAATGAATTCTCAGATTGCTGCTGGTAATAAAGGTATGCGTACTTGGGAATCAGATGCTGATGTCACTGTTCAAGGTAATAAAAACAAATTCTTTATGGGTAAACTTCTAGAAGATTGGAATAATGCTAGACTTACTGAAGAACTTACAAGTCCAGAAAATTCTATTGGTTTTGATATGTCTCCTAAAGCCCAATTAAATGGTCAGTGGGGTGGTGAGGGTTTACAAAAAGGCAGACCAACATGGAGTGGTCCAAAT